CGGTTGCTTTGTTGGAGCGTGGCACTAAGGTTATGAGCGCGATTCACAAGCGCCTGCACTATAGCCAAAGGATTGAGTTTCAGTTGCTCGCCAAAGTATTTGCTGAGTATCTACCGCCGAGTTATCCATACCAGTCAAGCAACGGCCCTCAAGAAGTCATGGGCGCAGACTTTGACGGCAGGGTCGATGTCATACCCGTGTCTGATCCAAACATCTTCAGCCAAAGCCAGCGCATCACGATGGCTCAAGAGTTGATGCAGATGGTTCAATCTAACCCTGAGATACACGGGCCGCAGGGCATATATGAGGCTTACAGACGTATGTATGCAGCCTTGGGCGTAGATGACGTTGATAGCCTGTTAATGCCGCCTCAACAACCACAGCCGCCCATGCCGATTGATGCAGGACTGGAAAACTCTGGATTCTTGATGGGCCAACCAGCACAAGCTTTTGAAGGTCAAAATCATCAAGCGCACATCGACGCTCATAAGTCTTTGTTCTTAACTACGGTGGTCACGCAAAACCCACAGATTCAAGGGATAATCATTGCCCACATGATGCAGCATTTGCAGTTTATGGCGGCAGAGATGGCCCAAGAGCAGTTACCGCCTGAGCTGCAACAACAGATGCAGGAAGTTCAGCAAGCGCAACAGTCTGGTCAGGTTCCTCCTGAGCAGCTTCAGCAAATGAACTCACAGGTTCAGATGAGCGTTGAGCAGTATTCTGCGCCAATCCTTGCTCAGCTCACTAAAGATTTGTTGCAGTCAATCGGGCAAAGTGATGAAGATGACCCCTTGGTCGCAATTCGTGAGCAAGAGTTAGCTTTAAAAGACAAACAAATTGATATGGACAATCAACAGTTTGAGGCAAAACAGCGCCAACGCGCTGAAGAGAAGCTCCTTGAAACTGAAATTGCGAAACAACGCCTTGATGTACAAAAAGATGTTGCCGATGACAAGCTAGACGTTGCGATAAGACGGCTTGAACAACAAGCTGATTTAAAATTAATTGATATGCAAAACAAGAGAGGCCAATGATGGCGATTAGAAGCTCAACCAGTTACGTCAGAGATAGAATAGAAGCTCTGAAGGTACAGAAAAAATTAGAACGTGAAGTCGAACAGGCACTGGCTGCAAAAAAAGAAGCTGAAGATGCGGAGAAAAAGCGTATCAGCGATCATAGAATTGCAACAAAGATGGCTCGTATTAACGGCACAGAACCCCCAGCTCCGCTAGAGGTTGTTGCTCAAGAGCCAGAGGCCGTTGCCGAGCCAGAGCCAGAAGCAGTTTCAGAGCCAGAGCCAGAAGTTGAAAAACCAAAAAAGAAAGCGCCAGCTAAAAAAGTCACAAAGCAGAGGACTAAGAGATGAAAGATTTAAGCAAGATTCAAAAAGTTGACTCGCCTCAAAAAGCAATCAAATCAATACCCACCACTCCAGAGCTGGTTCGCCGCACAATGGGCGGTGAAATAAAAGTAATAAAGGCCCGTGGAGCTGGTGCAGCAACTCGCGGCTTTAACTTCCATGAGAAAGTTTAGTGGATGATATTGATCTTCGCTCAAGGCTAAAAAGGGTCATTGCTGAAAGAAAAGAAATGATCCGCGAAGTGATGATGGATGGTGTGTTAAAAGATATGGAACATTATAAATCTTTGCAAGGCCAGCTTGAATGTTTATACTTAATGGAAGACACAATTAGAGAATTCTATAAGGAAGTATAACTTTGACTAAACCGACTATTGAGGAAGCTTACGTTCCAAGCGAAGAGCGGTACCTCGATCCAACTCTTTTAGAAAAATCAGTTATTGAGCGTATGCCAGACCCAACGGGTTGGAGAATGCTTGTTTTTCCCTTTAAAGGAAAAAAAACATCAGATGGCGGAATCCACCTATTACAAGAAACGGTTAACCGCGAAGCTCTTGCTACAGTTGTTGCTGCCGTAATAAAGATGGGGCCGCTTTGTTATGCAGATAAAGAAAAGTTTGGTGATACCCCTTGGTGTAAAGAGCAGCAGTGGGTGTTGATTGGCAGGTATGCCGGGGCGCGTTTTAAGCTAGAAGATGGCGAGGAAGTGCGAATTATCAACGATGACGAGGTTATTGGCACTATCCTCGACCCAGAAGATATAGTGAGTTTTACATGATTGAGAATCAAAACGCTGAGCAAGTTGAAGAAGAGCAAGTATCTATTGAGGTTACAGAAGATCCAATAGAAGATTCCGAGGTTGTCAATGACGGTGACGAGCTTGAAAACTATACCAAGTCGGTTTCTAAGCGGATTAATAAGCTAAACCAGAAGAACCGAGAGACTGAGGCTAGGGCGCAACAGCTTGAGCAGATTGCGCTACAAAAAGAAGCCGAGCTTCAACAGTATCGTCAATTTGCTCAACAGCAATCTAATACGGTTTTAGAAAAAGAAGAAGAGGCTTTAACCAGCAAAGAGGCTCAGATTGATGATGTTTATCGCAAGGCTGTCGAGAGCGGCGATGCAGACCTGATCACTAAAGCAAACAAACTTCAAAATGACATAGCCATTCAAAAAGAAAAATTGCGAGTAGCCAAGTCGCGCCAAAGCCAGCAAGAGGCGCAAGAGCAGTATGTGTCTCAAGGCAATGAGCAGGTGATTCAGCAGCAAGAAAGTCAAGTTGAACAAGAAGTTCAGCCCACAGAAGACGCTCTTGCTTGGCATGAAAGAAACCCGTGGTATGCCGACCAAGATAACGAAGACAACATGAAAGCGACTCAATACGCCTACTATGTTCACTATAATTTGGCTAACGAAGGCTTTGATGTTGGCTCAGATGAATATTACGAAGAACTGGATTCCCGTGTCGGTACGGTATATCCTCACACAAGATCTGCAAGTAGCGGGTCAAAGGTCGTTCAAAATGAAGCTAGACCCGCTGTGCAAAGAGTCGCTTCAGCTACCCAAGGTGGTGGTCGATCAAAAACACAAGACAATAAGAATGGCGTAAGCTTTTCTAAGTCAGAATTAGAGCGTCTCAGAGGCTTAAAGCCGCACAATATGTCCGACGAGGCATGGTTGCAGCGAGTAGCTAAAGAGAAAAAACGAATTGCATCAAGAGAGGCAAGCTAAAATGGCAGAAACAAAAGCAAACGCACGTTCATCCCGTGAATCGCAGTCACACGATAATACGACTCGCAGAAAACCGTGGCGTCCAGTGCGTTCATTAGAAACCCCTCCGCCGCCCGAAGGTTATACCTACAGGTGGATCAGGGAGTCAATGTTGGGTCAAGAAGACAGAGCAAATGTCTCGCGCAGATTGCGTGAAGGCTGGGAACTCGTAAGAGGGACTGAGCTTCCACCAGAGTGGCGTTCTTTACCGACAATGGATAATGGTAGGCATGAAGGCGTGGTTTACAACGAAGGGTTGCTGTTGGCAAAGATCCCTAACGAAACAGTGCAAGAGCGGCGAGATTATTATCAAGGCAAGTCAAAAGAAGCTACAGAAGCTTTAGATAACAACTTGTTTAATGAGACGCGCAGCGATTCACGTTATGTTAAATACGATCCTCAACGAGACAGCAACGTAACATTTGGTCGAAAATAATAGAGGTAATTCAAAATGGCGAATAAAGACGCTGCTTTTGGAATGAAGCCAGTCAGAATGATTGGTGGCGCACCCTACAACGGCGGTCAGAGTCGATATCGTATAGCTGCAAACTATGGAACTTCCATTTTTCAAGGCGATATGGTTGCTCAGGTCACTGGTGGTGGTGTAGAAGTACACGCTGATGGAGGCACAGTGCCTATCGTTGGTGTTTTTAACGGTTGCAAATACACCGACCCAACTTCTGGTGAGCAAGTATTTAGCAACTTCTACCCTGCAAGCACAAACGCTGCTGACATCATTGCTTTCATCATTGATGACCCAATGGTTGTTTTTGAGATTCAAGCTGATGCTGCATATCCAGTAGCGGATTTGTTTGGTAATCACGACATCGTTTACACGACTGCTGGTTCAACATTGACGGGTATATCTGGCGCTGAGCTGAAAGTTAGTGATGGCGGAACAGCCACCACGCTTGCAGTTAAGGCAATTGACATATCTGAAGATCCAGCTAACTCAGATGTAGGCGCAGCTCACACAAATGTGTTGGTTGTTATCCAAAACCATGTATTCGGCGTCAAAGGCGCTGGCTTAGCTTAAACAGGAGGCTAGAAAATGGCTATTTCAAGAGCGCAACTAGCTAAAGAGCTAGAACCGGGCCTCAACAGCCTGTTTGGTATGAGCTATGACAGCTATGACCGTGAGTATGAAGAAATATTTTCTGTAGAAGACTCTCAAAGAGCCTTTGAAGAAGAAGTTTTGATTACTGGTTTCGGTAATGCACCGACAAAAACAGAAGGACAAGGTGTTGCATTTGACAACGCTAGTGAGTCTTTCACTGCAAGATATACCCACGACACAGTTGCGTTAGCGTTTGCGCTAACCGATGAAGCTGTCGAAGACAACCTTTACGATAGTTTAGGTAAGCGGTATGTTAAGGCTTTGGCTCGCTCTATGGCGAACACCAAAGAGGTCAAGGGTGCTGATGTACTGAACAATGCGTTCAGCGCAAACTTTACTGGCGGTGACGGCGTGTCCTTAATCAATACAGCTCACCCACTTGCTGGTGGCGGTACTGCCGCTAACCGTGCAACATCAATGGCTGACTTGAACGAAACGTCTTTAGAAGATGCGCTGATCGACATCAGCACATTTACTGATGACAAAGGTCTAACGATCTCTGTTCAAGCGTCTAAGCTTGTTGTTCCACCTCAGTTGGTATTTGTTGCTGACCGTATTTTGAACTCTACTTTGCGTTCTGGTACTGCCGACAACGACATCAACGCGATACGCAACACGGGCGTATTGCCCGGCGGTTACACGGTAAACCATTACCTGACTGACCCTGATGCGTTCTTCTTACTTACCTCTGTCACTGACAGCGGCGAAGGCTTGAAGATGTTTCAGCGTACTGCGATGGAAACCACAATGGAGCCTGATTTCACTACAGGTAACATCCGTTACAAGGCCCGTGAGCGTTACAGCTTCGGCTTCAGTGACTGGCGTGGCATCTACGGCAGCCAAGGCGCGTAGATACCAAGCAATAAAAAAGGGGGCTTATGCCCCCTTTTTTTATTCTTCAAGATTCAATTGAACTTCACACCCATTGACGCAAGCATTCTCCAATTTATTGGAGTATGAGTTTCCATCACTGTCTTTTGTCCATACGATCAGTCGGTCAGACAGCATATTGATAAGCACACACACATCGTCGTTGCTCAGCGAGTTAGCGATGTCAACCAGATCCATGGTTCTTGATTTTTTGATCATCTTCTTCTCCAAGGGCCGCTTACGCGACCTCCTCTTCGTTGAATGTAGCCTTTGTTGGGCGCTTGAAGAAGCCAAACTTCTCATCGTCCTCCGATGGCTGAATGGTTGCTGAGAATGATACTGAGCGACCTTTTACATTCTCTAGCTTAGATGGCACTGAACCCCAAACCTTGA